GTCTTTCGGTGCGATGGCCGTCATCTGCGTGCCGTCCCAGATATAAGGCACACGCTCGCCCTTGTCAACGTAGATAACATCTGTGCGCAGCTCTATGTCGTTCCATGTGCCTTTTCCGTCGTACCTCTCCAGCTTGGACGTGGAGCTGTCGAACGATGTCGCGCCCTGCACGTTCTGCGGGGTGGTGTCCCAGTAGTCAACCACTATCACGTTGCAGATGTCCACGGGCAGGTTGGCCGTAGGCACTTGCTTGTTTCCGTCGAGCGGGGCCACGCCCTCCGCCGCGCCAATAAGTTCCTCGGTGTTGACGCTCACAAGGTTGTCCGCCGTGTCGCTCCACAAATACAATGTATCGCCATAGAGATACACCTTGTTCTTGAGGATTTCGGTACGGTTCGTGTCCATGTACATGTCCGCGTCGCTGTCGTCCGTCTTCCAGTTGTTGGCGTAGCCGCCGCTGTACTTCGCCACGAAGCGTTTGTTCACGTCATCATAATACACGCCCTCTATGCTCGTTACCGACACGAGCTTGCACTCCTCATCGCTCACGATGCCATCGAAACGCGTCAAGGCGTTTTTCTTCAACGCCTCAAGAGACTGCTTGTCTTCTGCGGTCATCACGCCCGCGCTGGACTCCGTGGCGGCAGGGACAACCACATCCATCACATCCTCATCCCCACCTTCAGTGTCGGACTCCGTGAGGCTTATCGTCACGGCTTCACTCGATGTCGTGACATCCCTCAAACCGCTCAACAAGGTTGTCGGGATATATAAGTCAGCCGCCTTGTTCCACTTCTCCCTTTCGGCAGACGTGACATGGACTGTGGTGTTGTTGGCGTGTGTTGTCAAGTTGTTCTGGGCGTTTGTCGCAGCCAACAGTGCGCTGCTTGCCGTCTCGGAGTTCGTGGAAATCTGCTCGGCGTAGGTCTTGTCATTGCTTTCCACCGTTGACAGCCTTTTGCTGAAATCCGTGAAACTGTCCTCTATCTCCTGCAAGCGCTCGTCACTCGCAGCCAACCCTTGCAGCTCCTTTACAGCCTGCACCAAAGTGTTCCATTCCCCGGACGCAAGAATGCCGTATGCGGTAGTGCCGTTATTGGCCAGCTTTCCCAATAAGTTCTCAATGTTTATCATATATTTACAGTATTATCCTATTCGCTTTATCGTAACGCCTCCAAAAGCCACCCTTTGCTTGCCAGGAGCTTTTATGAGACCCGTCGCCTTGCAGTAGTCAACACATTCGTTCAGGTACGAGTTGGCTACCTCCAGCGTATTGTTGTATGCGTCAGAGCGTTCCTTTGACGATGGCCGGTCGGAATAATCGCCGCTCTTGATGACGGAGCCATATCGGGTGCTCTCAACATCGCCGACCATGAGGTTTTGAGCATACACGAAATATGCTATCGCTATTTTAAGTCCGAGAAAGCTCCTTATCTGCTCGTTCTCGCAGCCTTTGTTCACATAGTACGTGCCGCCGTCAAGAAGCCTTTGCTTCACGCTGTCACGCCGAGCCACGTCCTCTATGGACAGCTCTTCCAGCAACGCCAAAAACAATTCATCCCCGAGGATGGGCTTTATGTGCAAATGCTCGGCCTCGGAGATGAAAGCGTTGAGTTTGTCCTCTGACACCTTGCCGATAGGACGCCCCATCGTCTTCAGTTCTTCAACAGTAATCAAGTGTGTTGTCATTTCTCACATATATCAATGGTTGCACCTCGTAATCGTCAGATGGGTTGGCATCCTCGTGCCAATTGTCGAAGATGCTCTTGAGAGCCCTGCTGATGGCACGACGTTCCTTGCTGACATACGAGTTGTAATACTCGTAGGCATCCGACAGGATTTCCCCAGAGAAGCCGAGCGAGCCTTGCCTTATCCTGTACCACGGCTCCTGTCCGAATGCGGCGTAGATGCGTCCTGTCGTGCTTTCCTCTGTGGTCTCGAATTTCTTGTCGAAGTTCATCGCCTCGAACTTGACGAACTTCGGCTCATCCTCCTCCTGCTCAATGGTGACATCCATAATGGCGCAGGCGTTCTCATCGCCTTGGAAGATGTTGAGGCTTTCGCTTATGTCTTTGTTGGCATCGTTCTCTATCGGAGCACCGTTGTCATCTATTCCAAGCGCGTTGCCTTTCTTGTGCACCATCATCCCTGCGGTGAGGAAATTGTTGCGCACATTCCTGTATTTCACATTGTCAAGCCCCTCATCGATGGAAAGGCTTGTCACCACCTTGTCGTATATCGGCGTGGGGTAATCCCATTTGCCGTCCATTGAGAACCACAGGATTTGCCCCTTGTAGCTCTCTATCCCTCCTTCACTGGCAATCTGCGACAGCACCGCCTCCCTGCGTGGGTTGAATGCAAAGAGCCTTTTTATGTTCGTGCTGTTCACATACAGAGGTTTTCCTTTGCGTGTTTTCCGTCCAGTCCAGTCGGGATGTATGACAATGTGAACCACCTTTCCGTCTTGTGTCTCTTCCTCAAGTCGGCAGTTCTTGAATGGGATATGGGAAACTTCCACGATTTGGCACATCATGTTATAGTTCACATGAAGGGCGAAACCGTGGAAATAAGCCATATCTTGCGCAATAAGCCGGTAAATGTCATCAACAGTCTGCCCCGACCTGTTGCAGACGTATTCAGAAAAGGCAGCGTTGTTCAAGCCATTGCCCTCAATGAATGTCTGGTAACGGTCAAGACACGCTCCGCCGTTGGCACTGCATCTGATGAGGTCGAACATCCGCTGCGGGTAAAGGTTGTCCCTACCGTAACTCTGGATGTTCAGCCTGCTCAAATAGGAAATGTCAAATCGCTTGGTGGAGCGTTTTATATTGTTGATATTCATGTAGGGAAAATCTGTCTGCTACTCGGCGTCAGCCGCTTTCTTTCTGCTTTTCTTGGCGGCAGGCTCCGTGCCATCGGTTGCTGCCTCTTCCGCTGTCGCAGATTCGTTCAGCTTGGATTGCAGCTTCTCTATTTCAGCGTCTTTCTCGTTAATGACCTCGTTCAGACGCTCCACCTCCGCTTTCAGCTCTTCGGTGGTCGGCTCTACGGCTGTGCCGTTCTTTCGAGCTTCCGCACGTGAAGCCCAGTCCGTTGGGTATGTCTCAAACTTGCTGATGTCTGACGGGTATTGACCCAGCCAATTCTCGGCCACCTCATCAGGTATGTTGCCGAGTGTGTAGAACTTGCTTGTTCCATGAGGGTGGATGACCGACCCTGCCTTCAATGTATAATTAGGAGTTTTTGGCATTGTTCCTGTTCTTTTGAGTTTTACTAATGTTTCGATGAATGCGTCACGATAACAGTCTCCGCATCCTGTGTTTCGCACTCTTTTCCCGCAAACAGCGAGGTAGAGTCCCGTGATAACTGTCCTGTCAGAAGATGAGAAGCCTGAATCATAACGGCTTCTCATCTCTTCCAAGACTTTAAGCGCTTCTTCGTATTGCGTCATCGCTTAGGGGTTAAGAGCCTGACGTACCCGTTACAAGGGAGGTGAGCGCGGCACGTGTGGCGGTGATGCTCTCGTTGAACAAGAACAGCCCGCTTGACGGAGCACCTGTCTCCTCAAGTGTTACAGACCAGCCGCCGTCTGTGTCTTCCGAATACTTCTCGTTTGCCATTTCCGAAGCGGAAAGCCCCTGCTCCAGACCGTAAATCTCGAAAGTATTCTTCTTGTCCTCGCCTTGATACTTGTTCTCGAAGATGAACACGAACTTCCCGTTGGCAAGCTGATCAATGACATTCTTGGTCACATCGGGGCCGCTGTTAAGCACCACGATAGACGCTGTCTTCGTGAACTTGTTGCGGTATGTTCCCGCCGTCATCGCCGACTGGGTTCCCGTGAAAGGTGTCTTGCCTGGCACGACCACCTTATAGGCCCTCTTCCCGCTCAAGAGGACGAGAGACTCAATGATATGGTCGTTGTCTGCGTTCTTCGCAAGGTTGTCCCAGTCAATGTCATCGTAGTTGATGAGGTAGCCAGTGTTCTTCAAACCGCTGACTTGCGGGCTCTCGCAAGAGCTCGCGATGTCAGCAGCCAATTTGAAATCGCATGCTTCTGTTGCCATAGCCATTCTGCTTTTTAGTTATTAAATGGCGACTTGCACAAGCTCGTCTTCGCCTACGAGCGTTCCGAGGTTGGATGCCGCGTAGATGAAGTTGTCGCGCTGGCGGTCGTCGAACTTCACAGTGAGAGACGAGAAGATGTCCTTGTCGGTTGTTCCTGCGAACAAGTTCTGCGGGGAGCAGAATACCGCACGGTGTGGGCAGTTCAGATAGGTCGTCTCTTTTTCGCTCACGGTCTTGGTGACAGACTCGTACTTCTTGATCATACGGTCCCAGATGTCAAGAACGACAATCTTCACTCCGTCATACTCCGAGACATTGATGCCACGGCAGAGGGCTTCGGTTGTCATCTGATACTTGGTGACCTTGTAAACATTGCTGCGCAATGCCTTGTACAACGAGCTTGTCATGAAGATGGCTGCATCTTCCTTGTCGAAGATACGGCCGTCGGCTTCTGAAAGGAGGTTGTCTACGATGCCAAGAGCCACGCCCTCTGTGCGGAGAGCGGACTTCTGCTCCGCAAGTGTGGTCTTGCTGTTTGCTTCGATAGTAACCTGCTTTGTTGGGTCTGCTGCGATGATGGCTTGCAGACGCTTCCAAAGTCCGTCGCACGGAGTGAGGAGATTTGTTGCGATGCCGTCGGTGATATTGCCGCCGTCTGCGACATTCTTCGCATCCTTGTCGCCAAACCAAACGAGACGCCAGAACATGTCGTTGATGGCTGTTTGGAGCAATGGGATGAGGAACTTGTCCCAGTAGGGAGTGTCCTGCAAATCCGCACGTTCCGTGCCACCTTTCATGCCGTATCTCGCTATGGTGTCCTCAAGGTCTTTGTAGCAGACGGATTTGGGGATTTGCCAATCGCCAAGGTCCCATGTCTTCTCAAAGCCAGTGATTTCCACCTCAGAGTAGGTCGGGTTGCAACCGCCACCTGCTATGCCGACATCGCCCATGCGGTCAACATAGCCAAGCTTCTTTCCGTTGATGACACCTGTCATTGGAGTGATGACACTCTCAAGGTCTGGGTCATTGAAAACGGTGGTGAACAAGAGCTCGTTAAGGTCTCTTATCGCACCATTGTCAACTGTAAACTGTTCAAAATTCATATTCTAAGTGCTTTTGTTTTTAACTTCGGGTTGGATTATTTCTTTGCTTCACGCTTTGCTTGCTGACGCTCGCGCTGCTCACGGAGCAATTTCTGCGTTTTTGTCTCGCCAGTGGTCACATTGCCTTGCGGACGCTCCACGAAAGAGCGATTCCCTGCGTGGAACGTGGACTTCATAGCGCAAACGGCGTCAAGCCAAGACTTGCCGCCAGCCTTTGCCACGGTAGCGAGGATTTCCTTATCCTCTTCCGTCTTCTGTGCGGTAGTGAGGGCTTCTTTCTCGGCCTTCAAGTCTGTGATTTGCTTCTCAAGCGCTTCCTTTTCTGCCTTCAGGCTCTCATTGTCGCCTGTCAAGGTCTCCACTTGTGCGGTGAGGTCTGCGACTTGCTGCTGGAGAGCTTTGAGGTCTTGCTCGCCGTCCTCGCCGCCTTCATCTCCACCTGCAGGGGTGATGCTTGCGATTACCTCGTCCTCTATGACGATGACAGTGCCGTCATCAAGCGTGTATGTGCCGTTGGGGTAAGCCTTGTCGCCTACCTGCGGGTCGCCGTCCTCACGCTCAACCGTGAACTCTGTGCCGTCAGCTGCGGTTATCTTCTGATTGAGGATTGTGCTCTGCACATCTTCTATCTTGGCGATACCAGCCAATGCAAGGAGCTTTTTCACAACCTTGCTTTCGATTGAGATTTTTTCCATTTTTGTCGTTTTGTTTTTATTGTGATTCTTCTTTGTCGCCGTATTCGGGGCTATGGTTGAGGACACGAAGCCCAACTCAACAGCCCTGTCCATATCCACATACTTGTCTTCGTTCATCAACGCCTGCAACTCCCCTCGGTCTGCGCCAGTCCGCTCTACATAGAGGTTGAGGATTTTGTTCTGCTCCTCAAGCAAGGACTGCTGCTGCGCAGTCAGCTTGGTTTGCATCTTCCCCAACTCATCTGCCGTCAGCCTCTCGGCAGAGCATAGGTCAATCCACTCTACCGCCGGGTTGTGGATGCAAAGCCGTGAGTTCTCGTAGCCAAAACGCCGTTCTTTCGGTGCCGCCAACAGGATTATGGTCGCCATTGAGGAACATTCTCCCTCGATGGTGGCGGTGATTGTCTTGCCGGAATTTCGTAGCGCGTCATAGATGGCCCATCCCTCTATGCAGTCCCCACCAGGGCAATGCAGACGGATGTCTATCTCGTCATCCCCATCATCTATCGAGTCAAGAAACTCTTGGATGTCCTTGTAGCATACTCCGTCTGTGCCGCACCAATCTTGGAACATCACCTTTGTCTCTTCGTCGCAGATTTCATTGTAAATGCGTAATTTTGCCATTTCTTCCTTCTTGTTTGTATTTCGACATACAAATTTAATCTTAATTGGTTTGTCTTTTGAAGAAATGTCTTTCCAAACTACTGAACACAGGAGTGCAGTCATAATAAAAGCCGCTCCTGTGATGACAAGAACGGCTTTTTCGTAGAGTGTTTTTTTTAACCTTATTCCTCTTTCAGCTTATTTGTGAATGGGTTCGCCAACACCCGCTCACAGTTCCATTGAGATCTTTTCGCCTTGTCATAGGCTTCAAGTATTGACTTGCTTTCATCTGCCACGCGCTGCATGAGTTCCTTGTTAGCGAGCAACTGCCCAAGAAGGATGAAATACTGCGCTCTTGAGTTGGCTTCTTCTGCCTGCACATTGAAGTCTCCCATTGTGCCAACGTTGCAGAGAAGCTCGCCGTCAACCACGTTCTCTTCATTCCATTTTGCCCGATAGGACAATTCCACGTCAGAGCCGAACACCTTCTCTTCACCATCCTTCATGCAAAGGACGATTTTCGCATAGTCATAGCCCATATCCGTGCGGTCTATCTTCCAAGGAGTTCCCTTTATCACCGACATTGCCAGCTTGTCGAGCTTCTTGAACATCCTTTCTATAGCCTTGTTGTTGGAAGCCATGAGCTTCAGAATCTTAGCGTGGAGCTTCTTTCCTTCGTCTGCGAAATAGGCTTCAACCTCTTTCTTGAGGTCAAAAGCCGAAAGTTGCCCGTCAAGCGACTCGACCATTTCCTTGAGCTCGTACATCTTGTAGCTTGCCAGTGAAGCGATGTATTCTTCATTGACCTGTTCTTTGCCTTTGAGAGAGTTGAGCTTGTTCATGCGTTCAACGATTTGCTCTGTGTAGATTTCCTTTGCGGAACGTCTTGTTGTTGCTTTCATAATTGTGGAGTTTTAATTGTTGTTTGTTTGTCTTATTTGCTGATACAAAGATAGCAATTCTTTATCATTCCACCAAATATTTTAAATAATTAATTTATCACATTTGATAAAATAATTATCTATTATACAAACACAAGGGCGTGGCTGCACATAAGAAAGACAAGGTGAAGTCGGAGGCTTTCAACCCTGCTTTTCATCATCAGACTTTGCCGCTCCCATGCAGACCAACACAGCCAAGACATCCGCAAGTACAACCATAATAATGATTCCTATCATCATTTGTTCACACCTCCTTTATGAAGCAAAACTTCGCAACGATGACATAATTGTTTTTATTTTTAATCCTTGTCAACAATGACCTCATCCCTGTCTTGTATTATGTCTCTGATTTGGTCGTCGGTGTACAGCAGCCTCTTAAACTCCTTGTATTCTTGGGGATAGAACTCCTCCTCGTCCTCCACCTCCATAAGCCGGGACAATGGACATGAGCCTGCCGTGCAA